GGCCAGCATGTGCATTAAACTCACCACAGTGTGATGATAATAACATCCATTTGGTTGCACAAATGCCAGTTGACGTATATCCATGTTGGTAGTTTGCGGAACTGCCATGATCAACATGCCGCCATCTTCAGCAACGGTGTTCCATTTTGCCAATGTTGCTAGTGGATTGATACAATATTGAAATGCATCATGACACCATAGCACATCAAACTTTGACTTGCTGGGTAGATTTTCTGTATTTTCAAAATCTATTTTTTGATACACAATGTTAGAATGCTTTTTAACCACAGCAGGTGTAGTACCGATGTCTATGCCTGTGCAACGAATATTCAGAGGCATTGGGGCATCGTCTCGAGTTGTTCTAGTTGCCCACCATTCTAGATCTTGTCCTGCACCACATCCCAAGTCAACCAGTGTGCCAATGCTTTCCATAAAGTCATCGTACTCAAACAGTGTGTTGAGTGTTTGTAAACTGTGTGCATGACTTTCGTCATCGTTTCTAAATGTCATAACTGTATATCTTCCATGCCGGCTGCTCGCAGTCTAACCACATGTCCCAACATGAAGTTTTTACTTTCCATTGCTTTCATAATGCCCAAAAATCGATTGCGTAACAGTGCAACTTCGTTGATAATGGTTTCAAAATCAATAACTTCATCTTCACCATCCACATACTTTTCAGCATCTCGACTGGTCAGCGCACGAGCATAGCCTTCTAAATACTTTTGAAAATGCCGTCGTCGAATCTTACGCAGTTGTATGTTAAGGAAGTTCAGCACTGCTTCAATCTCTTGTAGTTGATTAAAGCGATGCTCGGTCATTCCCGGAAGTGCTGTGATATTTCGTTCAACCAGGCCACCAATGGCACAGTCACGCCGTGCAGATACAAGTTCATTTTCGTAATGAGCAATAAAGTCTGGAATGGCGCTGAGATCAGCAACAACGCGGTTATACCACATTAGTTTTCCCAGTCATCGTCTTGGTCGTGGTCTTCTTCCTCGGGTTCTTCGTCTTCGACGTAATCTTTATCATTGTCAAGATACGCAGTTAAAGCTGCCTTAACATCGCGATCTCCTGTAAAGGCATCTCGAATATCCTCTGCATCACTGTCATTGTCCATTAAAATTTGTACTAGAGTTTCTGCCGCTTCGGCACGATCTACTGTGTTTATGTAGCGTTTAAGTTCTCCCCAAATTTCTTTGGTTAATTTTACATCAATGGTCATTTTGTTTCCTTTTATCTAATTTTTCCGTATAAAGATCAGATGCACATGCAGTACAGCTTTCTTTCCTGCATATTGTATACTCGGTTAAAAACTTAAAATTTTCATCAAACAGATTTCCTAAATTGTCGTTCTTACAGGTACCTGCGTAGACTGAAAAATCAACATCTATATAGATACTTGTAACTCCAGCGTTACAAAGCCAACCTTTCCAATGGTGCAAATCTTTATCATACAATTGATTGGCAGATATTTTAACCTCGCTGCCGTCTTTCAATTCTACTATAGCACTGCAATGAATATCCTCAGTTAGTGTAGTATTCATGAAAAGTTCATTTGGTTAGTAATCTTTATCGGGAATTGATTCTTTCCTTGTCTATAATCCTTGATTGGATGTGTATAGCTAACAATTCCGTGTTTTTCTAAAAATGTTTTGTATTGCTCATTACGAGCTCGATGCCATGATTCATCCATGATATTGACTGATACTAGACATTTATGACTTTGTGCAAACTGGTGTAGATTTAATACTAGATTAAAAAACTTTTTTTCTTTCATAAATTCACTATGTGTAGAAAATGTAATCCAATCACAATAATCCATCATTTCCTTATAGTATGCTAGACTAGCTGTGCCATTGGTAGTGACTCCAACATTCCCTAGGTCGTGCGCAAAGCACTCATGCAACCATTTTAAAAAAGGAAGAAAATTTTTATTTAAAGTAAGTTCACCCCCTACAAATGCCAAATTATATTTGATATTTTTCCTAGGGCTAGCTGATATAATTCGATTCCACGCCGCTTGCAATTTCTCTAATGAATAATCTTTAGATGTTTTATCATGCCATTGATCTGGACAATAACTACAATCAAAATTACACCTTGTTCCAACTAGCCAATGGATTGTAATACCCGGTGCATACTCACGTATCCGAACAATGGGATTACTGTCAGTTACTACAATCGATTGCATTATTCGTTGATGCTTTCGTCGATAATTTCGTCTACTACTCTGATATCTTTCTGGTTGGCAAAATCTGCCATAAGTTTGTCTAAACAGCCGTTTTCATTTGCTTCCCATTTTTTACGGAACTGTTTGATCACTTCACCATCACTTGTGACAAATACCAAACTGTTGCCTTCTTTCTTGAGAATGTTTTTCTTCTCTGCCAGGTCAACCAATCCCGAATGTGGACTCATGCCAGTTGAGTAAGGAATCTTAACTTGCATACCTTCAAACGGTTTAGCATAGCGTGTTTTCATTACTTTACAGCCGGCACGAATACCGTTGACTTCTGATACTTTGTTGCCATCTTCGTCTTCTTTCAATTTCATTTTCTTCATGGCAACAACAATACTCGATGCATAGATAAATCCTTGACCACCGGAGATCTTGTCATCGGGATCGAACATGTCTTGGCTTGCGTATGTATGATTAGTAGCAACCAATCCAACATTGTGACTACCAAACATATTAACACAGTTACGAACCAGTGCTGTCAGTGCCTTGGGCTTGCGGCCCATGTCACCTTTCATGTCACCTGCTTCAAACTGGTTAACGTCTGTGGGAGTCAACAACATGCCCAACGAATCAATCACCCACAGAACCTTCATGCGTTCTTCATCAGGAAGTGCTTTGTAATCAATCATGAATGTGGAAATTGCTTTGGCCACGTCGTCGATCATGCTCATATTAAGTTTAAGCAACTTTGCCGGATCAGTGTCAACACCCAGTGCGTGTAGCCACGATTCGTCTAGTGCATTTTCTGTGTCAACAAGAATAACAAAGATGCCTTGTTCTTGTGCGTTTTTTACAATGTTACCAGAGCAGATGTAACTTTTACCTGCGCCAGATTCACCGGCAAACACAGTTACCTTGCCTAGCGGAATACCTTTGTTGAAGTCTCCACTAATAAGATAGTTTAAGGCATAGTTGCCTGTGCCAATCCAGTCAGTTGGATCGTTAAATCCAATACTCAGGCCTTGGATGCTTTTGGTAATGTCCTTGCGGAACTTTGATATGTCAAATGGTTTTGCCATGTTGTGCCTTTTTAATGTTTAACAATTCTTGCTCGATTATTATCTCGAGAATTACGATATAAAATTTTTCTATAATCAAATAACTTGTTTTCTATGTCAACTACGGTTGCAATTGGTATTTGTTCTGCTACTAATTTAACTCCCATTTTCTCTGCCCACTGAGAGGATTCGGTACTAAAAGGAATAGTTTCAGGCATTGACAAATTTAATTGAAATGCAAATTCTAAGTTTTCGTAATTATAGTGATCGGGATATTTTAGTTCTGTGTCAAAAAATCTAAACTTATTATAATACTGACGACCCACGTATGTATAGCCAAAAGAAAAATTTACTATGTCATTGTTAGTGACCATAGTGTCTTGGTAAGGATTTTTAAATACTTCCCATTTTTCATCGGCTTTAAATTCTAAACGATTAAAACTATACTCCAATCGGTGTATGCCCATGTTCACTTCTCTATAAGGGTACAAATATCCTAATTTTTCTAGTGCTGGCGCAGTCTTAACAATTCTAATTTCGTCAGGATATAATTCGTGTAGCTTGCTACCAATTTTAGATTGGCGCATGTCACTGCTGAATCGCAGTTTGTCAATGTCAATGTCATGATAATGAGAAAACACCCAATCTGAATGCTCTTTGTTAAGAAATTCCTGATCTAGATAATTTTCCAAATTAGTATGTTGTTTAAATGATTGTCCTATTAGATCATACAACATCTCATTTGTCTTTGATATTGCCCAATGCAAGTGTGTTAACTTTTGATCTAGATCTTTGTAAAGTTCTTGATCGTTGGAAAACGCATTTTGTGATTTTTTATTTGTTTGATCTATAAAAAATTCAAACAATTCATGATTATACTTGACCTCAAAGGGCAGAGTATCTCCAGAGTTATCAAATACTAAAGAAAATTTCATATGTGTATTGTTTAGCCCAGGTGTTACCACCCAGGCTAATTTTTTCAATTACTTCTGTTGACGGGCCCGGATCATGGCCAAAATATCTTCGGCTTTCTGAGTAGGTGCTGCCGCGGCAGGAGCTGTGACTGGTGCTGTTGCCACAGGTGGCTCGTCCTCATCAAAGTCCGACACCGGAGCAGACACTGCCTTTGGAACAGCAATACTGGCTGGTGCAGACTCTACAGTGCCTGCGGGTGCAGACACACCTGCGGGTCGGAAGTAAGAACTCCACCGCTCTGTGTCATATGCTTGACCATCTACTGATGCTTCAAACATTTCTTTCATGACTTTCACAGCCGCTTCGTCTGGCTTCTTGGGCAAGAATGTGCTCAAGTCAAACAAGCCGTGTGCATCCACTGCTGCCTGTTCCACTTCTGACAGTGCAGACTCTTTACGTGCCCACTTTGAGGTGTTGTAGTCAGCAAAGCCGCCTTTTTGCGTTTTTGTGATGCGGAAGTCCAGACCACGCAAGGTGTCTGTTGGAGTTTCTTCCAGTTCTGGATCCATCAGCGCACCTTTAATGATGGTGAACAACTGAGGACCAATGATGAATCTACGGATGGGATTGTCAGGAGTCTTGTCATCTGCCAAGGGGTTCTCGCGAACAAAGCCTTGGAAAATGTAACTGCGTTTTTTCCAGTACTTGCGACCCATGTCTTCCAGACTTTTGTCTTTGAACCATGTGCGTACTTCTGTCAGGATTGGGCAAGTTTCTTGCCACATTTCCATACAAGGAACCTGTACGTAAACCTGTTTTGATTCCATCTCTCCTTTGATGCCATTGAATGGCAAACGAATCATTGCTCGTTCTTGCCAAAAGAATGTGTTTTTTGTGTTGCCGTCTGGGAGGAATCGTAGTGTAGTGGATGCGCCTTCTTCCATGTTCCAGTGTGCGTAAATTGCGTTATCGCCACCAGTGGATGCTCCACCTTTGTTGTTGCCTTCTGAGGCTGCGAGACGTGCTCGGATGTCTGCTAATGATGCCATTTTAAGTTGCCTTTCTAGTGTTATAAAATGTTTTCTAAGTTGCCTGTGATGCTAATGAAAAAAGCGTGTCACTGTTGTAGTGTACACGCTTTTGTTGTCAGCGTCAATGATATTTATGACGCATTTGTTCTAATGACTATTTTATGATCTAATCATCCCGGACAGTTCTCGCAACCGGTGTAGCACATCTTCTTCTACGTCATCGAACTTTTGAAGTTTACCAGAGTGTCCGTATTGGCCTTGTAACGTTGTGGTTTCTCCCAGAGGTGGGTTGCCGGTTGTCACTGCAACTTCTTCTGCCATATTGCCTAACATTTGTTCGATCTGCTTGATCCATCCACTTACGTCACTAGATCCAATTTCTTCTACATCACCTACAAAGTCTGCAACTTCGTCAATGGCGGCTGTTACTTTTTCTGGACCGTACTTGCTCAACAAATCCGAACGTTGCATTAAAATTCTACGTGTGATAGCACTGGCCACTGGACTGTCTTCCATGCCTTCTGCCATGTCAGGCTTGGAATTATTCATTCCTGATAGTTCTTGCAAACGAGATATTGTATCCTGCTCGCCTTCGTACATGCTGCCGCATTCCATTAGGCCGTGTTCTGGGCAGTGTTCGCCTTCGGCAGTGTAGTTGCATGATCCATCTGTTTCTTCTTCGCCAAATGCATCTTGTGCGGCGCTGCCTAGTTTGGCACCAGTCATTGCACCACCTGGACTCTTTGTCAGTGCGGCACCACCAATGCCACCTACTATTGAGCCAAGCATGCCATCTTGTAACAACTCGTTGTTCATTCCGCCATCAACTGAATATTCTTCATCATCTTGTTCAGCTACAGGAGGGGGCGGAACTTCGGCTGGTGCTTCTGCCGGCACAGCAGGTGCTTCGGGCGCAACTGTTGGCGGGGCTAACTGTTCTGATTTGAGTGCGTCTAGCACCGGCTCAAAATCTTCAAATCCTTTGTTGGACATGTCTTTGATACGTGCAATAACCAGGTTGCGGCAATCAGCATCGGGATCTTGTTCAGCTAAATCTTGCAGTTGATCGAACAGAATATCATCACCAACTAAACTGTACAACTGTTCTGTTGCATTGGTTGCATCTGCACCAACTGGCAACTCTTGTGACAGCAATGCAATAAGTTCTTGCTGTTGTTCTGGGGTGTTGGGTGTTGCCCAGGTGCCTTCTAATAGGTTTTCGGCCCAGGCTTCAAATATGTTTGCTTCTTTCATTGCAGTTCCTTGTTGTTGTATACGGGCCAAGATAGGCAAGGCCTGTTCAATTCGCGAATCAATTGTTTCTTGAACAAATAGTGTTTTAATGTCTTCGATGATTACATCTTGCTCGGTTATGTCGGCAGGATTCCAACTTTCAAAGTAGCTGTTGTATCCACGACTTGAAGCCAGGCCTTTAAGAGTCCGGCTCATTGTGGCATGGTACACATTGGTTTCATTCACCAGGTTGGCAGTGTCGCCTTCAAACACACGGCCATGACTGGCTCTGCGGAAACGGCTCAGCACATTGAGTTCTTCCACTATGTTGGCAATGTGCTGTCCCCGCATGTCATAGGGTCTGCCACCTTGACGCACATGCTCTACCATGGCGCGGCCACCTGCTAGGTTGCGGAATGGTAACTTGTAACGCTCGCCTTCGGCTGTTTCTAAAAATAAACTTTCAACTTGACGGAACCGTGCTTCATTCACGCCCATTGGACGCTTGTGACGTATCATTAAGCGCACAGAATCCGGACCACCGTTCCAACTCACATTCTTTGTGCCGTTCCACGATTCAAACAGGCCTTCTTTGAGTGCGGCCTGACCTTGCATGCTGTACTTGAGTCTGTTGATATTTTGACTGCCAAAAGTCATAAAATTCTTTGTGGCAAAGTTTTTAAGTTGATGCTGGAACTCATACCATTCGGTTTTGTCTTCACTGTCCATGCCGCGGCCCACATTGTCACCGCTGAATAATTCCAGTTGTTTATCATCTCCCAGCATCACAACCACTGTGCCGTAGTTGGTGCCGCCTGCACTGACAAATTCAAAACTGTAAATCTCAGCATCTTCTGCTGTGGGTGCAGGCTTGCCAGTGCTGTCTAGTATTTCTGGGTCAAAGCCGCGTGTGACCAATAGGTCAAAAAGTTGTTGTCCGGGAGTATTCTGTGCCATAGTGTTCTATTTATCCAATTTAGCTTTAACGTAATGTGGCAAAAAACGGCATAGGCTCTATCATTGTATCGCCAAAATCACGCATTTGCGAGTCCATTTCTGTGTGATAGTTCTGTAACAACTGCATCATGCGTATGGCCAACAGTGTGCCCATGACCAAGTCGTCTGTTTCACCGGGTTTGGCAGCATAACTTGTTCCGTGTGCCACAAACGTTTTGAGTTCTGATACCAGCGGAGCACTGTTGATCGACATCTTTTTGGATTCTACCAAGATCTTTAACTTGCTACAGGCTGATAACTTGCTCTTGTTTGTGGTGTTAAATCCCTTGCGGATTCTACGTGCGCCTCCGGCCACAGAGTTGTCACTTAAGAAATAGCCTTCAATGTTTTCTTCGCCAAACTCTGCAATAGAGATCAGTGCGGCTTCGCCAATGGTGTTGTTTTCTACTGAGTAGTAAATGCTCTTGGGATCTTTAACAGTTTCGTTGATGTGTTTACACACGTCAGATAAGATACGTATCTGTGCTGGAATAGTTGTTTTATTATGGCGCCATTCAGCCACTTGTATGGTAGTATTGGCTTCAAACACCTGTATGGCAGCAGGATCGCCGCCTGTGCCCAAACTTGGGTCCAGGGCTACAACATACAGTTTGCCAGCCTCGGGCCGTTTATACCAACGCACTTGCCCTGTTCTATACAGGGGATCTTGTTGACCTTTTAACTCAACCAAGATAGCCGGTGCAATCAGTGTTTCATCGTTGATAATAAACTCACAGCCAATTTCTCGACGGAAACGATCTGTTCCCAACTGTGCTTCCATACTGGCGCCCCAGGCTTCATCACGGTCTGGATGCTCTTGCCAGAAACTACGGAATGCCTTGAATCCATTGATACCTAGGGGTGTTGGATTGCCATATTCATCTTCGCACTTGTTGGCGCTTTTCCATAACAGAGCAAATTGATCTTCGTCTGAGTTTGGTGTTGATGTAATAATTGCCTTACCACCAGTTGCTAGTGTGGGGCTAATACTGGTCCAAAACTCTTTGGCAATAGTGGGCCGAACAAACGCAAACTCGTCTGCGTATAAGAGTGATATACTCATACCACGACCAGTTGTTTCTGTGGTTGTGGCTGATATGATACGGCTTCCGTTTTCAAAGTCTATTGAGCCTTTGTTGTAACTAGTAACACCTGCACGTATGTGATCTGGGCATAGTTCGTAAGCAAAGCGTATGCGTTGCATGATCTCTTGGGCACCTGTGTACTTGTGTGCGGCAATAAGAATTGTTGAGTCTGGCACAAACATTGCATACCATAGCAAGTATCCGGCAGCACTTGTGGACTTGCCGGTTTGTCGAGGCATCATAGAGATACTGAAGCGATAATTATGATACACATTGATCAATCGTTCTTGATACTCAAATGGATGATACAACATTTTGCCTTGTGTAGGATGCTGTATATAAAAGAAATGATCTAGGAAGTATGCTGGACCTGTGACAGAGTCTGCACAGTCCATAAACTCTGTTATTTCTGCTTCCGAGAATGCTTGCCGCCGGTGCGGCGCTTTGATCAATACGCCTTCTAAACTTTTAGCCATGTATATCCTTTATACTTCTCAAGTGATCAATTATTTTCGCATGTACTCGATGATGACTAGGAGGGCCTGGGTGAGTTAAATCTCTTGATAACCCCAACACAGGATTTCTAAAATCTTCAACGTCAATCACCAGTACAGGAATACCATGCTGGTGGCACACTTGTTGTATGGCCAGTTCATTGCGTTGTTTGTCAGCAATGCTGTTAGCGTCAGTAAACCACCAATCGCGAAAAACTTCCTGCACTGTAGCTACTTGAGGAAAGGCCGGAGACATCACAGTACTGACATTGTGTTGATTTATTATTTCAAATCGTTCTCTAAAAGTTGTTTGTAAAATTACAAATCTTGGTTTGATTATAGGCAACCAATAGTGAGCCAGTCTGAATGCTAGTCCATTGGATACGCCAAACACACCAAAATTATCAACTGGAAGTGAGAGATCTTTTGAAATTCTTTCATGGTATAGCTCATCCACTGGAAGTCCGAGTCCTTGAGTAAAACTACACCCAAACACAGCAAATCCTGGCTGTGCTAGATCAATTTCTCTGGACCTGAATCCTTGAGCATTGTATCGATATTCTATCTTGTGGTCAATCCAGCCGTTCTGAGCCAACAACTCTCGCTGCCGAGTATTTTTTAAATTTTTATTGTATTCTTGTTCACTGTCAATACTGCACCACAGCAGTGTTTTGCCGGCATGCTGTTGCTGTACATGACAAGGTGCATGCTCAAACATTGGTCAACTCCGGCCATAATTTCACAAATTCTCCTAGTTTGTCAGGATGGTATTGTGTTTCAATTTCTGCAATGTGTTGTCTAAATTTTTGCAAAATAGCAGGTTGGTCTTGTGTCACACTGTGATAGGTGTTTAATGCATTGTCAAAAAAAGATCTCTCAACAGGTGTTGCTAATCCTGTGGCGTAAAACTGTTCAATCTCTGCGGCGGCTAATTTGGCAACACCTGGGCCGTGCAAGAACGGATCAAGGTAGTCAGGTTGGAACAAGTTCTGCCACAGCACAGTTACTCCTGCTTCTTCGGCAAATTCTCGCAGTTCACAGATGCGTGTGGCATTGTAGATGTTGTATACCGCATGGATGCCGCCCCAGTGTCCAGAGTTAGCAATTAGTTTTTTGACTGCGGACAAGTTGTGTTTTAGCAACGCCCATTCACCACCATGACGCACATATTCAAATCGATCGCCAATGTTATCAAAACTCATGCTCCACCCAACTCGGTTCCGTTGACTTAGTTTCTTAAAGATTTTGTTTTTATCTAAGTCTACACTCATGTTGGTGATCAGTGTCACAATAGCATCCTGTGGAATAACATCAAGCAGTCGTTCATTTTCCGGCAACAGCAACGGCTCGCCACCAACCAAGGCCACTTCGTGTATGTGTTCTTGATGTTGTTCAATGAAGTCGCATACTTGTTCATAGTAAGGACGCGATCCCGATTTAAAAGGAATGCCTTTAAGGCTGGCCCACTTAGAACTGCAATATTCCATGCAGTAGTTACAACTTAGATTGCAGGTGGTGTTCCAGCGTATGTCTATAATAACAGGATAGTGATATTGTGAGCCTGCGGTGGCATAATCAAAGTTGGGATTTACGCTGTTGTGCCAATCACGTTCAGACCGGCCACCAAGGCGTTCTGCTTGCACACAGTTGGAACAGTATTTGTGTGGCTTACCTTGTGCAATAGTACTGCGTATTTCCTGTAGCAGATCTCCGTTGAGGATTTCAATGATGTTGTTGGTGTTTAGGTTACCCAGCATGTTGGGATCACCTGCACAACAGGTTTTAACATCGCCACGTGGGTTTATATGTAGGCCACGCCAGGGTGCGGCACAGTAGAAATTCGTCATCCTGTATTTACAGGCGGATCATTGGCACCAACTTGTTTTGGCCTCACCGTAATATTCACGTGCAAATCCATTGGCAATTAGCTGTTGACGTAGACTAACACCGTTGAGTATGACATCACCCAGCACACGGCCACCGTACTTGTCCCAGTCCATCAGCACAATCTGTCGTTTT